TGCTTGATCAACATAACCCTTAGTTGCTGCATGTAGGTTTAATGTTGGTGCACCTGGAAGTGTTAGGTCCCCAGTCATTGTGTCGCCAGACTTTGCTACTCTACCAGCAACGGCTGCTGCTGCATCAGATGCATAATTTGGATTGTCTGCAATCGCTGCAGCCAATTCGTTTAGTGTGTCAAGAAGTGCTGGGGCTGTATCTACAAGCGCTGCAACTTCTGCATCTGTGTACGAGTTTGCATCTGCAATAGCCTGTGCCTTAGCGGTTGCAATAGCAGAGTTACGGTCTGTAACTTCTGTGTTAATTGCTGAAGTAATTGCTGAGTTACGATCTGAAACTTCTGTACCGATTGCAGTTGAAAGTGCTGAGGCTGCAGTTGCTTCTGCACCTGACTTTGCGTTGTTAGCCTTTGTGGTTGCATCTGCTGATGCTGTTGAGACTGCATCTGCTTCTGCCTGATCTGCATAAGCCTGAGTTGCAAGAACATCTGCTCCCCACTTAACAGAAGAACCTGCTGCTGGAGTAAGAACGATATGAGAATCAGAGTTGATTGTCATTGCACCTGCGCCAGTGAAGTTAAGTGTATCTCCAATAGTCTTATTTGTTAATGTTTGTGTGTTTGTTGTTCCAACTACCGCACCAGTTGCACCGTGTGCTTCTGTAGCATTTTCGTGATCTGTAAGATCTGATGCTACATCGCCTGCAGCAGTTGCGATTGCTGATGCAGTTGCATCAAGTGCTCTTTGGTCTGTGAAGTAAAGGTTTGTTCTTTCTGAAAGATTTTCAGTGGTTAGGTTTGCAAGGCTTGAAACTGTTCCAGTTACACTACCTGTTAAGTTACCAGTTACATCACCAGTTACATTTCCTGTTACATTTCCTGTTAGGTTACCAGTTACGTTACCTGTTACATCACCAGTTACATCTCCAACTAAATCTGCTGTAACCTGAGTCGCAGCAAAGTTACCATTAGCATCACGCTTTACGACCTTGTTTGCTTCGTTAACAGATGTTGCTGTTCCGCCAATAAGACCGACGATGTAGTCTTGGTCTGCTTGCTTCTTTGTAAGAACGTCTTGTCCGTTAACTGTCGCTGTTGTACCTTCAACGACAAGACCACTCTTAATTTTAAAATCTTTATTTACTGTTGCCATTTTTTATATCTCCTTTTATTACGCCTTAAGTCCCATACGTGCGTAACGTACAGTGACTGGCTTGATCGCAGGATCTGGAGTGACTGTTAAGGCCACGGTATTTCCAGTGCGAGAGACATTAATGGTGCCAATATTCCCATCATTGTCGATTGTGCCGTACTCGCTGACGCTTACATTTGTACCGTCAACAAGAATAGTTAATTCAGTTGCGTAGAACTTGTTGTCCCCTGCAGATGTCTTTGATATTGAAACAATATACTTGACCATACGCCAAACAGTGGCATCAAAGTTATCAATAACAGTTACGTTCTCAATACCACTAATTGTGTTTTCATTATTTCCTGATGAACCCAAGTCTGTTGACTGAGAAGACAGGGTGTCGATTAAATCTACATAATTTTCTTGAGTAGGTCTATCTCCTGTTTGGAATAGGCCCTTAACTGCTGGAATTGATATTTTAGCCATGTAGAGATTATATCATCCCTTTTAATAAGACTATTAGAGAATGTAGTTGCTATAGCCAATAACTTGAAGTGGAATTGCTGGAGTGTTACCCAAACCAATAGCCTGTATCTGAATTGCTGAAAACTTAACTCTAAAAGGAAGAACTTCTGTGATCAGTGTGTTTTTTGTAAAATCTTCTACCTGAATTAATGGGTAGTCAATAGGAAAAATTAGTTTTGTTTTTCCGTTAAGTTCATCAAGTATTAGTGCTGTTGCCATTAATCTGTTACATCTTCAAGAATCTTTAGGCTACCCTGGGCAACCGTCCAAACTCTTGTAGGGTCTGACACTTGAATGTCAAAGATGTCTCCTGTTTGAAGTTGTGCTGACTGTGCTGCTGTAAGCCAAACCGTAAACTCTCCAACTAAGTCATCTTCGTCTGCAACTGGATATAAATTTAAAACTAGTGTTGCATTGTCTGTAATAGTTCCAGGAGTTGAAGTAGGTCTCTTAATCTTCATAGCAATATCCCATTCAGATCCCGCACCTTTTAGGATCAAAGGAACTTTAGCATCATCTGTTACATAAACCTTAAAACCAGAAGTATCTCCACGCACGACAGTCCAAATAACTGTAGGTGGCGGATTGCCAATGTTATACAGTGATTGAGATCCTCTTAAAGTTGCCATTGTTAAATTATACCACTCTTAAGACAGTCCGTCTTTGAGTGCCCCCCACGTTCCGTTACCTTTTGTCTGAACAATTATCATTCCGCCATTTGCTTTTAAAGCCGAAACTCCAACTACTCCTATATATCTTGCGGGACCTGAAGATGGACGAACGCCAACAAGAGTTCCAACGCTGTCTACATAAATTTTTGTTCCAGCACTTCCTAGCCCAAGGGTATTCATTTGTATAATTCCAGAAACTACAACAACTCCATTTCCAATATCATTTAATCCAGAAGGCGGTGTGTCTGCTTGCATTAAACCTAAGATTGGAACGTCTGGATTGTGAGTAGTGCTTGATGGATTATATTTTAATACAGTTGGTACTGGCTTTGAATTATAAGGAATGCTTCCAGAAATAAAAACTGGTGTCCCTGCTAAAATAGGAGCAACAGAACTTCCATTCCTTACAAGCGATGTAACGCCTGTCATTCCTAGCGGTGGCAAAATATCATTTAAAGCATCAACCAATGTTTTAATATCCCCGTGTACATTAACGGGATCTGAAGCAAGCGGGTACTTCATATTAGGATAGTTAACTGATTGTCCTGTAGCCATAATCTTTATTATACCACCCTCTGAAGTTGACTTTTGGTAAAATTTTGTGTTATACTAGGTAGTAACACCTACCAAGGTGTTATTGTTTTCTAAGGAGGAAACTATGATTAAATTTATCGAAAGAAACAAAGAGATCATTAGCACACTCAGTATCGTAGCACTTGTCAGTGTATTTTCTAATGCTGCTAATGCTACCCCAGATCTTGATACGAAAAACAATCTTAGCCTGAAACAGGCTCAGACAGTAGAACCCGCCTCGAAAGAGGTTTTTTTGGTTTCTAAAGCAAAAAAACTAGAGAGTTTTGAGAATAAGGTTTCTCTGACTGATCTAGAACTAAAGGAACTGCTTTCGCTAGTAGGCTTCAAGGGTCAAGACCTTGTCGTTGCTTGGGCAGTTGCTAAAAAGGAATCTAATGGGCGACCATTGGCTTTTAATGGCAACCACAAGACTGGCGACTCTTCTTATGGTATGTTTCAAATTAACATGATCGACAATCTTGGTCCTGATCGTAGAACTAAGTTTGATCTTGAATCTAATTCTGAGTTGTTTAACCCCGTAAAGAATGCAGAGATTGCATACTATATGACAAGCGGTGGAGATGATTGGTCTTCTTGGAAGGGTATTACCCCAAAGACCAAATACTGGATGTCTAAATTTCCTAAGTAATATATCAAATTAGGACCCCTCTTAGGAGGGGTTCTTTTTTGTTTCCTGAAGTATCCAGTTGTAGGTTTTTTCAATTCCGTCTTTAAGAGACATTGAGTAATCCCAGCCTAGTTTTTCTCTTACCAAGTCATTATTAGAATTTCTTCCTCTAACTCCCAAAGGTCCAGGGATATGCATCTTGCTCAAAACCTTGCCCTCAATACTGCAAGCAATGTCTACCAACTGGTTGATAGTAACCATTTCCTCAGACCCAATGTTAACAGGTCCAGTGAAGTCTGATTTCATAAGTCTTCTTGTTGCTTCTATGCATTCATCTATATATAGGAATGAACGGGTTTGTTCTCCATCCCCCCAAATTTCTATAAAGCCATCTGACTGTATAACTTTTCGACACATTGCTGCAGGAGCCTTTTCTTTTCCACCATCCCAAGTTCCTTCTGGTCCATAGATGTTGTGATATCTAGCAATTGCTACGGGAATTCTGTTGTTTTTATTAAAGGCTAAGAACATTCTCTCACTAAACAATTTTTCCCAGCCATACTCGCTGTCAGGATCGGCAGGGTAGGCGTCAGACTCTTTTAATCCAGGATTGTTAACATCTAACTGCTTATAGTCAGGATACATACAGGCAGAACTTGAATAAAATATCTTGGTTTTATTAATATCATATTTTGCGTTTAGTCTTGATTGTGCCCTAAGCAAGTTAAGGTTTATAAGTGCAGAGTTTTCCATAATCTGGGAATCGTGTTCTCCAGTAAATATATATCCAGCGCCACCCATATCTGCAGCAAATTGATAAATCTCATCAAAACTAGTAATTAACTTATATGGAATTTCGCTGTAAAAGTTTCCTTGATATCCTTTAAACTGAATTGCCTTTTCAACATTTTCATAAACAGACAGATCTCTTTCAATAAACTCGTCTGCCTGTGTGTTAGAAAAATCAGGATGCTTTAGATCAACACCTCTGACCCAGTATCCTTCTGACTTAAGCCTATTAACCATATGGCTACCGATAAAGCCACCTGCTCCAAGGACTAATGCTGTTTTCATACTATCTCACAATTCTCTCACTTAAAGTATATATCCCTATTTTAAAATATTTAGGATATTAGTTTTTCCCAAAACTCAGATATGTGCAACTGCTTATGCAGCCCAGGGTGTGGCCAGTGCGCTCCAGGTCCCTTCAGTCTTCCGTAGTCATATGCAATTTTGTGGTAGTCATAGCCATAGTCAAATATTTCTGGGTACATGTCTTTCCATCCATGATGGCACCCTTGCCAATTTATCATCTCAAAATGCTTGGTAAGTTCAGTCACACTGTTTGCAACAAAACCAAGTTCAAAGTCTGCTGGAAACTCCCTCTTTGTTGTATCTGGAACATAATGCCTAAAGTTGTCTTTTAAGAATTGTTCTTGTTCATCTGTCATTCCGTGTGACCAAGAAGACCAGTACAGTTTAATTCCGCTTGCCTCACAGAATGCTTCTAGCATTTTAATATGGTCTAGATTTTGATAATACACCCACTCATATGGCAAAATTTCTTCATAGTTCCAGGGGGCTGATACCTTTGTTTTCTTTGTGCTGTGATTAATAAACCACTCCTGCATTCTTTCTCCGTCTGGGCTAACAAAATAAAATCTTTCAAAGTTTGCAAAATGAGCAATAACAATCTCTGGCTTATATTGATACTGATGAATCATTCCTAAAAAACTAGAAACTAACTTGTTTGCAGATGCTCCAGAATAAGATATATTTCCTATAGGGACTCCAATGCGATTAGACAATAGGTCGGTCCACCTAAGATGTTCGGGGAGACCTTGGCCAAGCGTTATGGAGCAACCTAGGGCTACTATTGGTGGCTTTGTGGCAAACTCTATGGATCTTAGGTTATCACTATTCCATTTATAGTTGTATTCTGGTCTTGGTATTTCAGAGTGCCCTGCCAATATTTCAGTAGTATGAGAATAATCTCTTTTAGGATTAGTTTTGTCTATGCCCATGTGAGGAATGACTCTTGGATTAAACATATCAAAAAGCATTAGTAGATAAACTTACCTTTTTTTATTTTTTTATACTTGCGCCACATTTTAAACTTATAAAAAATTCTTTTTAGCATTTTGACTCTGGCCATTCTCTCCACCACATTTTCCTACCATTTTCTAATGAAGAGCCATTCCAAGAGTAACGAGTTGTTGTTGTTTTTGGTGGATTGTCAAAAAAGTCCCAAGTTTCAATTCCTTTTTGATTTCTATTTCTATGAATATAGGCAGTATATGTGCTTCCAGATGTTCCAACAAAGTTTGTAGCATTGTGCATTACCAAGTTACATATAAGTCCAAAAACTACTTCATCCTGAAATGGCAAAGCCATAAATTCATCTCTAAAATTATGCACAATATATTCATCTAACAGGATAAATCTATGCTTATTATCTTGTACCATTTTATGTCCTGGCTCACAAGTTGATAAAACTACAGGAAGATTATTCTGTGCAAATTTATCTAGCCACGACTCAAACATTTCTTGTTTTGTTTCAAACATCTTTACGTGATCTGATAATCTCAAGTGCATTCCTTGAAATTCTCCGATAGAGTGATATATTTTGTTTGCTAAATCTACATACTCTTTTTTAAATCTGACTGAAGATATTGCTTTGTTTAGGCTATCACTTCTTTTATAAAAAAATCTTGAGTACCAGCCGAGAGTCAATTTTAAATGAAGTGTTTTATCT